CAAAGCTGTTGCGGTCGCCGACAAGGTGGCCGATTTGGTTGAGGAAATTGCTCAACCAGCACCTAAACCATCTACCCCTCGACGGAGGGCTAAATCATGACCATCCACAACCTTGGCTCTAAGACCACGGTTCTCGGCCTGCTCCGCAACGACGTTGTGACCGCTACCGGGACCGGCTCTGCCATCGATCTGCAGGGCTACGAAGGCGACATTGCTGTGCTGCTGGACGCCGAAGCTGGCGGTGCTGGCGTCACCTATGCCGTGAAGCTGACCGAATCCGACACCTCCGGCGGTTCCTACACCGACGTAACTGGTGGCGGCTTCACCACCACCACCGCCAACACTGCCTCGCTGCAAAAGATCTTCGTCAACGTGACTTCCCTGAAGCGCTTTGTGAAGGTCTCCATCACCGTGGCTGGTGGCACCGGCGCCGGTGCAGTGGCTGTGATCGGTCTGGCTTCTGCGAAGTACGGCTGATCATGGCTCTGACGGAGGATCTGGACATCTTCCTGGCGGACTTTGGCGTCAGCTGCACGGCTGGCGCCACTACCGCTAACGGAATCCTGGATATGCCTAGCCAGGTGATCAGCGATGGGATGGTGCTCACCACCGACTACACGCTGACCGCCAGAACCTCCGCATTTGGCAGTCTCATCCGCGGCGACTCGATCACTGTGGATGGGGCTGCTTACACCGTCCGCGAGACGATGTTGATTGACGACGGCAAGTTCGTTCAGCTCGGGATTCAGAAGACATGAGCGGTCCCTTCAAGGTCAACACACGTAGCCAGTGGGCAGCACAGAATCCTGTGCTGATGGCAGGGGAGCCTGGCCTTGAAAGTCAGACCGGCAACCTGAAGATCGGTGACGGCAGGACAGCGTGGAACACGCTGCCGTATTTCAGTAGCCCAGCGAACTGGGCATCGTTCTGGGATACAACGTCGCAGACCGCTACGGCTAATACGCCGACGACGATCCTGCTGCGAAAGAACGACCTAGACAACCGTGGCATCAAAGTGATCTCGGATAGCCGGATCACAGTTGATCATCCAGGGATCTACAGCTTCACGTTCTCGATTCAGTTCAGCAATACCGACGTGCAGATCCACGACATCAACGTGTGGCTGCGCAAGAACGACAGCGGTGCAAGTGGCGACGTGGCTGACAGCGACAGCAAGTTCAGCATCATCGCCAGCCATGGCGGCACTGCTGGCAACGTGATCGGGACGGTGAACTTCATCCTCAAGCTGGCGGCGGCGGATTACATCGAGCTGATCTGGGCGACTAGCAACGCTGCTGCATACATCCACGCCGAGGCCGCGGCGACCAGTCCGTTCGCGCATCCGGGGATTCCGGGCATCATTTGCACAGTGGTGCAGGTGGCATCGGCATGACAACGAAGCGCGAGTCGATCTTGGCCGGTATCCGCACGGCGCTCACGAACACCACTGGTGTGAGCACGAGGATCTACCGCAGCAGAGTGGAACCGCTGGCTAGGGGCGAGCTGCCGGCGATTGTGGTCGAGCCGATCAATGATGTGTGCGTGCAGTTGACGAGCACACCAACGCTGGACTGGACGCTCACCGTGCGCATCGCAGTGATCGTGCGTGGCAACATTCCAGACCAGGTGGCTGATCCGATTGTGGAGAGTTTGCACGCGAAGGTGATGGCAGATCTAACGGTCGGAGGTCATGCCTACGACGTGCAACCGACTGGAGTTAGCTTCGATATGCAGGAGGCAGACCAGCCGTCTGGTGTGATCTCCTGCGACTACGTGGTGAAGTATCGGACTCGAGTCGCTAATTTGGCGCAGAGTCCGTAGTAGCTACGATGATGGACGAATACAAAGGCCAGGGCGGCAGCTATCTGGTCGACAAGAAAACCGGCAAGCGAAAGCTCGTCGAGCGGACCCAGCCGGCTCCCCACCCCCAACCCGAGGTAGCCACCAATGGCCTCAGTTCTGACACGCCGGCGTCTGATCCTGGCGAAGATTGAAACCACCTACGCCACTGACTCCAGCCCGACCGGCTCGAGCAATGCCATCTTGGTGCGCAACCTCGAGATTCAGCCGCTGGTCGCTGAGACCGTAAACCGCGATCTGGTGCGCCCTTACATGGGGCAAGCCGATCAACTGCTGGCTCAGACTCGCGTCGAGGTGACCTTTGAGGTTGAGCTGGCTGGTTCTGGCACCGCTGGCACCGCGCCGGCCTATGGTCCGGTGCTGCGTAGCTGCGGCCTGTCTGAGACGCTGGTGACCAGCACCAGCGCCACCTACGCGCCCGAGAGCAGCGGCTTCGAGAGCTGCACCATCCACTACCACGAGGATGGCATCCGCCACAAACTGACCGGTTGCCGCGGCACCTTCGAGATCAACGGCGAAGTGGGTCAAATCCCGGTGATCAGCTTCACCATGACGGGCATCTACAACGCCCCGACCGATGAGACGCTGCCCACCCCGACCTACGCCAACCAGGCCACCCCGCTGATCTTCAAGCAGGGCAACACCACCAACTTCACCGCCTTCTCCTACAGCGGCTGCCTGCAGAGCTACAACTTCAGCATGGCCAACGACGTGATCTATCGCGAGCTGGTCGGCTGCGCGAAGGAGATCATGATCACCAACCGGGCGCCCAGCGGCACCATTGTGATCGAAGCCCCGACCATCACGGCCAAGGACTTCTTCACGATCGCTACCGGCAGCAGCACTGGCAGCATCACCTTCCAGCACGGCACCACCGGCGGCAACATCGCCACGGTGACGACTGCCCAGTCTGACCTGGGCAACCTGACCTATTCGGATCAGGATGGCGTGCAGATGCTGAACATGCCGTTTATTGCGGTTCCGACCAGTTCGGGCAATGATGAGTTCAGTCTCGTCTATACCTGACCTTGGCTTTTGTTCTTAAGCAGTCGGACACCTACTCGTGGCCGATCGCATTTGATATCCCCGTCGACGGTGGCCGTATGCAACGGCAGACCTTCGACGGGGAGTTTCGTCGGTTGAGCCAGTCCCGCATCACGGAGATCGGCGCCCAGATCAAGACCGAGGAGATCACCGACGCTGATCTCGCAGCCGAGGTGTTGGTCGGCTGGTCTGGTGTGACCGATGGCGATGGCAAGGAAGTGCCCTTCAGCCAGAAAGCACTGGAGCAGTTGCTCGATGTGCCGATGCTCGCGAGCGCCATCACGGTGGCCTACTTCGAGAGCCTGCAGGGAGCCAAGCGAAAAAACTGATCGAGGCCGCTGAGCATTGGGCAGGCGGTGGCGTTGTGGACGAAACCGCCGACGATGCCGCGGCCTTCGGCTTTGATCTGCCAGATCTGCCGCCGCCACCGGATGAAGACTTTGGGATCTTGCCGGAGAACTGGCTGGTGGTCGAGATGTTCCTGCGGGTGCAGACGCAGTGGCGCACCACGATGAGTGGCGTGATCGGATTGGACTATGCAGCGGTGCGTTGGCTGTTTAAGCTGTACGACGTAGAGGAACCGCGTGCGCTGCTGGAGGATCTTCAAGTGATGGAGGCCGCAGCGATGACGGTGATCAATAAGCAGGGGGCATAGCCATGGCAATGAACATGGAGGCCATGCTGAAGATCACCGCCAACGTGGCGGGTGAGAACAATATCCGGCGGCTTGGCAACTCGATGCAAGGCCTTGAGGGGCGCATCAAGAACGCCAGCATGGCGACCAATCTGCTCTACACCGGCCTCAAAAGTCTGGCCGCTGTGGCAGTTACTGGCGGTGTGGTGGCGTTGGCGAAGTCGGCGATCGATTTGGCGGACGATATGCGCGACCTGTCGCAGCGCACTGGCGTCGGTGTGGAGACACTGGGGCAGTTCAAGGTGGCAGCCGAGCTATCGGGCAGCAGCCTCGAGGGCGTGGCGAAGGGACTGACATTCCTGAACAAGAACATGGTGGCTGCGGCCACTGGTACGGAGGCAGCGGCTGCTGCGTTTAAGACAATCGGCGTTAGCACCACTGAGGCCGATGGCACCCTGCGCAAAGCCGACAAGGTGTTTCTTGATGTAGCCGATCGCTTTGCTCAGTTGCGTGATGGACCGGAAAAGGCAGCACTGGCGATCAAGATCTTCGGCAAAGCTGGCGCCGAGCTGATCCCGATTTTGAACCTTGGCAGTAAGGAGATCCAGCGCTTCGGCCTTGGCATCGGTCCCGACTTTGCCGACAAAGCTGATGCGTTTAACGATCAGCTCGGGATCATGAAGGCACAGACCACTGTGCTAACCGTGCAGATCGGTTCAGCACTCCTGCCGGTGATGAGTGGATTGGTGAGCATTGTCACGCAGGCGATCACCTTTGTTGGCAATCTTGCGGGCGAGTTCTACAAAGCGATCGGCGGCGCAGCAGGACTCCAGCAGGTGGCTGCCGGCCTGATCAAGACGATGGTGGTGCTCGGCGGTGTGACTGCTGGCGTGTTTATCGCAACCAACATCACGACCTTCGCGACTGCGCTGCGAGGTGTACTCGGCGTGATGCGCGGCATGTTGGTGCTTGAGCGGGCAATGCTTGCGGTGCAAACGGCACGCGCCGCGGTGCTTAGTTTGATCGCTGGCCTGCAGACTCCTGGACCTGCGCAGGCAAAGGCCGTCGGCTTGGTCACTGGTGGCGCTGTTGGGGTGGGATTAGCTGTTGGCCTCAGCAAGCTGATCGATGATCTGATGAAGAAGATCGGCACCGGCATCTCGGGCGCGCTCACCATGCCAAACATTCCGACACCTCCACCCGGCACAACGCCGGATCTGAGTGGCCTGCGCACGGGCGACGGTGGGAAGAAGAAGGCAGATGATGAAGCCAAGCGTCGGCGTGATGCGTTGCTTGATTCAGCTAATGCATTGAAGCAGTCCCGCGCTGAGCTACAGATTGAAAGGGAAATGGATCCTATGCGCAAGATCCAACTGGAATATGCTGAAAAGCGCCGCGTGGTGATTGCCAATGCTGATAAGGCATTACGCGAAGCACTGAGCGGCGAACAGCAAGCCAACATCCAGCGCACCAGATCGGTTGATATTCAGAAGCTGCAAGTCCAAGAAACCAACGCGCTCATCGAGAAATTCAAGGAGCTAAATGGTGCAGGCTTTGAGGCTGCCATGAGCGGAGAACTGTTTTACACATCAGTAACGAAAACAACCTCAGCGATGGAGGACTTCCGCGCTGGCCTCGGTTCCTACATTGAAAGCATCGGGACACTGGGCGCCAACCTGAGCAATGTCACTCAGACCGCCTTCAAGGGTTTGGAAGATGCAATCGTCTCCCTAACCACCACCGGCACTTTCAACTTCCAGCAATTTGCGCAATCGATCATTGAGGAAACTACACGCATGGTTACTCGAATGTTGATCATTGCCCCTCTGCTGCGATCTCTCCAAAGCCTGTTTCCAGGCGGTGGTGGCGGTGGATTGCTTGGCGTGGCCAACTCGCTGAGCAAGACCGTCGGCTTCGGTGTTAATGCAATGGGCAACGTCTTCGCCCAGAACGGCATCCAGAAGTTCGCCCGTGGCGGCATCGTCGATAAGCCGACGATGTTCCCCTTCGCCAAGGGCATTGGCCTGATGGGCGAAGCTGGACCTGAGGCGATCATGCCGCTGCGCCGTGGCCGGGATGGCCGCCTCGGTGTGCAAGCCACTAACGGTGGCGGCGGTGTGAGCGTGGTGGTGAACGTGGATGCAGGCGGCTCAAACGTACAAGGCAACAACAATCAGGCTGGCCAGCTTGGCAAGGCCGTTGGTGCTGCAGTGCAGGCAGAATTGATTAAGCAGCGTCGCCCTGGAGGCTTGCTCGCCTGATGGCTACTTTCACTTATACGCCAAGTTTTACGGCTGACCTTGAGGAACGGCCAAACGTTCAGCGGATCCAGTTTGGCGATGGCTACGAACAGCGCGTTGCATTTGGCATCAACACGCAACCGAAGAACTGGTCGCTTCAATTTAGCAATCGCACAGATGCCGAGCGGGATAATATCCTGTCCTTCCTACGTGCCCGTGGTGCAGTCGAGTCTTTCGATTGGACCGACCCGAATGGCTATGCCGGTAAATGGATCTGCAGTGAATGGCAAACAAGTCAGGTGAGCTGCAACTTCAACAACATCACAGCCACCTTCCGACAGGTATTTGAAGCATGACGACACCAACGTCAATTCAAACCGAGATCCAAAAACTGGATCCGTCAGCCATTATCGAGCTGTTTCAACTGCGGCTCACACTGGCGGTTAACGGGATTGACACCACCTTCTATTACCACGCCGGCACCAACGCCCTGACTGGCAACGTGGTGTTTCAAGGTATTACCTACAGCGCTGCGCCCATCGAGGTAGACGGCTTTGAGCTGACCTCCAAGGGTACGTTGCCGCGTCCCACCATGCGGATTGCCAATGTCACCGGCGCGATCTCATCCTTGCTGCTGACCTACAACCCGCTGCAGGCCAAGGTCACCCGCATTCGCACCTGCAAAAAATTCCTCGATGCCGTCAACTTCCCTGGTGGCGTCAATCCAACCGCTGACCCGACCGCCAAGTTTGAGGATCAGGTCTGGTATATCGACCGTGTATCAAAGGAGAATATCCAGCTTGTCGAATTTGAACTGGTCAGCAAGCTAGACCTCACCAACCTGCAACTCCCTGGCCGGCAAGTGCAGGACTACTGCCCGTGGGTTTATCGCGGTCCTGAGTGCGGCTATACCGGCAGCAGCTATTTTGACGTGAACGACAACGCTGT